CAGCACGCTCTGCTCGATGGCGTCGCGCTCCGTGCCCGTCATTCCCCGCATCAGCACCTCGCCGCCCCACTCCGGCACCGCGACGCGCTGCGTCGGCAGATCGGGCGCTTGCAGAATCATATCCCGTGTCAGTAAGCCGCTCATCTCGCCTCCTACACCAGCAGCCCGGTCGGGGCGCCGGTCAATTTGAGGGTTACACTCGCGCCGAGTTTGTCATCCACCGGCGCGCTCGGCTCGAAAGCCGTCACCAATGCCGCAAATGCCCACTCCGTCGAACTCGTGTCCGGCCAGGTTATGGTGAAATTTGTCACGGCGCGCGTCGTCAGCGCGTACAGCAGCGATCCCGCCGCGTCGCCTACCTGCGTAGTCTCCGTGGGCAAGAAATTGAGATCGGCGGTAATTTCCCCGCCATCCAGCAACCCACCCACAAATTCCTTCCACGCATCCGGGCTTTCGTGATGCGTGATCTCAATCGGGTCCAGACTCAAGCCTGGCCCGCTGAGGCTATTCACCTCGGCAATCGCCTGAAAGGCCTCGGGCGTACCGCCGTCCCCGATGCTCAACAGCGTTCCGTATGCCGCCATCCCCTCACTCATGGTCCCCTCCTACGATCTCAAGCCGCCGGAGAGTATGTCACTCGGCGCGCCGGTCAATTTGAGGGTTACACTCGCGCCGAGTTTGTCATCCACCGGCGCGCTCGGCTCGAAAGCCGTCACCAACGCATCAAACGACCAGGCCGTGCTATCCGGCCAGGTCAATGTAAATGCGGCCGCCGCCCGGCTGATCATCGTATACAGCAGCGATCCCGACGCGTTGGCCGTGTGGGTCGTGGCGGTGGGGATAAAATTCACATCCAGGGTGATTTCCCCCGCGTCGAGCAACCCGCCCACGAACTCCTTCCACGCATCCGGGCTTTCGTGATGCGTGATCTCAATCGGGTCCAGACTCAAGCCTGGCCCGCTGAGGCTATTCACCTCGGCGATTGCGCTTCCCTCAATCGCCAGAATCGTTCCGTAAGCCGCTATCCCATCGCTCATACTACCTCCCTATACCAGATAATCACATCGAGCCGCCCCGTCGGGCGGACAAACGTATCCGCCCACTCGTGGCGCTCACTGTCGATGAAGAGCGCCTGCAACTCCGTCGTCCCCACCGTGCCCTTGTACCCCGTCAACGCCGCGCGCACGGCGCGCACCAGCGCGTGCAGCGCGTCATAGGTCTCCGCCTGCGCCGTGAGCTGCATCCGCGCGCGGATCAGGCCAATGTCGCCCTGGTCGTGCGTATACTGCCCGGGCGCGCTGATGAGCTGGTAAGCCAGCGCCGGCGTCACTATATCCTGCGGAATTAACACCGGATAGACCCGGTTGCCGCACCGCGCGTACACCGCCGGCGCGCTCGTGAGCAGCGTCCACAAATCCGCTTCCAGGCTCATTCGCACAACTCCAAAATCACCGCGTTGAGCACCGCGCCCACCGTGCGCACTGCCCGGCTATCCTCGCCCTGCGCCGTCGCATCCCACGCCGGCCGCAAAAACGGCTGCGCGCTCATCCCCGGATGACTCGCCCCGGCGACCAGCCGCAGCTCGCCCTCGATCTCCAACCGGAGCGGCCCCGGGATTCCGTGCGGCCCGGCGCCAAACTCAATGAATTTCCAATACCACTTATCATCGGGCGGCCCCACGTGGACCGTCGTATAGTTCGCGCCGGCCTTCTCCACCTCCGCCGCGATGCGCGGCGTGGGGGCCAACGGCGCGGCCGCATCCGCGATCTGCTCCGCCCCGGCCAGCGTCGCCCGCGTCAGCGCCTTGCCGACATCCGCGTCGAGCGCCTTCAGCTTGCGCAGCAGCGCCTCACCGCCTTTGATCTGCACACTACCCACCGGGGAGCACCTCCGTACACAACAACTGCACCTCGCGGCGGCGTTCATCCACGCGTACCACACTGCGCACGTTGTACAAACGCTCTGCATGCACCGCGCGCATTTCCGGGCGATAGTCCAGCGTCCCCGGCCAGCGCAGCACAATGCGCGTCGTCAACTCGGCCCCGGCCATCGCCTGCTCGTTGAACTCCCGCCCGCGCAGCGGCTCCACCGCCGCCCACGCCGTCAGATAGTCCGTCCAGGTGATCACCTCCTCGCCAAATGTGTTCTGCGTGACCACTTTATCCTGGATTGTCACCCGCTGCCGCAACCGTCCCGCGCGCATCAGTAGTCCTCCATTGTCACTCTGCGGTTCCCCGCTGTCATTCCGAGGTCCTCCGAGGAATCTCTACCACCCAAAAACCCGATAGGTCTGCAGCAGATACTCAAACGCCAGCGGCGTCGTCGCCAGCACCCGCGTATCCGTCACCGCCTCGCGGTTCTCGTACAGATGCCCTACCAGGAGCAGCAGCGCCTGGCGGATCGCCGTGGGGACATCCGCGCCGGCGTCGCCATACCCGGCCGTGAACGCGATCTGCACGCCGTTCACGGCGGCCAGGGTATCGCTCGGCCAGGCCGACGCGCTGGGCAGCGCGATCCGCCCCGGCGTCCCCGCCGTATCGACTTCGTAGTCCGCCGCGCTGAAGGTGTGCGTCACCCCCGTGCTATCGGTATACGTGATGCCGTCCACCGCCTGCAACGGCGGCAGCGGCAGCGCCACCGTAGGCGTCGCCGGAAACGCGTCGCGCAGCAGCTCCCAACTCTGGCTGATGAGCGCGCGGCGCGTCACCTGCTCGACCAGTTCCCGCGCAACCACAATCAACGCGCTGATCAACTCATCATCGTCATCCACGTCCACGCGCAGATGCAGCCGCGCTTCCGCCAACGTCACTGGCTCCACGTCGGGACCGCTCACCAGGCGCAGATTCATCTAGCCCACCAACACGTAGAACGTGCCCGTCTTCGTGTCGCCGCCGTTGGCGATCACGAATTTCACCCGGTCATTGCCTATGTAAACCGGCTCATAGGTGTCCGCGATGTCCGCGCCCGCCGTATCCTGCACCAGTCGGCGCGGGTAAACCGTCTCTGATGCATCGACGTTGGTATCCACCCACACATTTTCCCCGCCGGCCTCGGTCGTGATCGTAAAATCCACCCCGGCGGCGAAGTCGGTTTTTTGATACACAATACCCAAGATCTTCCCGGTGATGCGCCCGCTGTACACCGTCGCCGCGCCGCCGGAACTGGTGGTTGCATTTACCGTAACGCGTTTTACGAACATAGCGCGCTCCTATTTCCCCGCCAACCAGTACAGCGTGGGAACCGTCACCCCATCCTGCACGCCGATGGTGATACTGACCGCATTAGACGCCAGGATATAGACCGTCGCCGTATACCCGCCGGTCGCGCCGGGCGTCAACAGCGCCACGGTGGGCGTGATTCCCAATCCGTGCGCGATGGTCGTGCCGCTCACCACGCTGGTCGCGCTGCCAAAGCGCACCGGGCCGGAAAACGCCACACTCTCCAGGGTGAGCGTCCCCGTCACCCCCACGTTGCCGTTCAGCGCAATGTCTCCGGTGCTGTTGGTGTACGCGCTGCTGTCGATACTCAGCGTACTGAGGCTGTCGAAGTCGCCGTTGGCGTCCACGTTCATTGCGCCGTCGAAGTCGCTGCCCCCGCCGACGTACAGCGTCGTCGCCGTCACGTAGTCGGCTGCCGTCACATCGCCGGTCACATCCCCCACCAGGTCGCCATACAGCGTGGTGGCCGTCACATAGGTCGCGCCGCTGACGTTGCCGGTCACATCGCCGGTGACATCGCCAGTAATCGCGCCAACCGCCGTGAGCGTGCCGCTGACGATCAGGCTTCCGGTGATCGTCACATCGCTATCTAGCGAACTAGGCGAAAACCCAGTTACCGTCGCCCCAGTGAAATCCGCAGTCCCCGCCACGTCGAGCGCGCCACCCGCCTCGACCGCCAATGTCCCGCCGTCGCCGCACACCCACCGCGCGCCACCTTGCTCGCGGTAACACGCCGTCGCATACTCCCCGCTCTGCGCCACCTCCGGGTCGCTCAACAGCACCGCGCCGCCCCACACCCCCGCCACGACCAGGGCCAGCAAAACAACCAGCGCCGCTGCGCGTTGCACGCATAGCCAAAATCCGTTTTCGTTGTTCTCTACCATCGTCGCCTCCTATACAATGTAAAAATCGTCTTCCGCTATCTCGTCCGGCGCCGTGACGCCGGCCAGCAGCTTTTTCACCACCGCGCTCCCCGCGCGCCCGGCGCGCCCCAGGCCGCGCCGCCGATCCCAGGTCTTATAGTCGCTGGCGACCACTATCTGCGCGCCGCGCTCGTAAAATGCTGCCGGAAACGGGGTGCGCGCGCCATAACAGCCTTCCAGCACCACCCGGCAGCTTGGCCGCAACTGCGGACCCGCCAGCACTCCCGCCACCGTCAATGCCGGGATCCCCTCATCGCCCCACAGCGTGGGCGTCCCCGGCGTCCCGTGTAGCGCGATGTAAATCAGATCGACCTCACCGAGGCGTGCGTAAGGGAACGTGTCCGCTGTCAGCGGCGGGCATGTGAGTGGCAATGCGGGCGCCTTAGCCAACGCCAGTCCTATTAGGTTGTTTAGCCACCCTGATTTGTAGCAGTAGATAAGTGCCTTCATTTCTTACTCCTTTGTGCATCCCGCCGCATCTGTAAGCGTGTGATCTGCAACGCGATCAATGTCAGTAGGGTTACGCCAACTAACAGCCAGTCCACCTTGACTGTGACTTCGCCCGGGTCAATCACCGTGCCCGTTGTCCGGCTCGTGCTTTCTCGTTTCGGCGCTCCTATCGTCTCGCTAAATGCCGCCAGCACCTGCGCCGAATTCAGCCCGTCAGTCGCCGCGCGCACCGCGTATTCAAAATCGGCATTCTCCTGCCGGAGCTGCGCAAAGAGTGCTCCCAGATCGCCCGCCTGGTCAATGTAGGCCACCATGCCATAAGCTTGTGCGTACCAGCGCTGCATAGTCTCTGCGTTGCTATATGTGCGATATTGCAATGCGCGCCATTCGTACAGCTCATCCCGTGGTCCCATGCGTTTCAGCAATGTGACCTGTTCCGCATGATTGTGCGGCTCACTCCACACCGCGAATCCCTCCGCAAACCAGGCTGGAATGTAAAAGCGATACGGCCATAGCCATAAGTGCGTGATTTCGTGTGGAATCGTCACGTTGAATAGATATTCCTCGTCATATTGGCAGGGCCACTGCACCGTCACCCCGTAACGTGCCTGGGCCTCACCTGATCTTAAACCGCTCGTCCCGTAATCATCCTGGCGTTGATAGATGACCACGCGCGCTTTTGTTGGAATCGGCTCGCCGAAGCGCGTCACCAGGCGCGTCAATTGTGCCTCGGCATCCATCAGCGCTCGTTGCCCGTAGTCCTGCGGCCTGTCGTACCAAAATACATCGGCATAAGTGCCTTCCAGCTTTTGCCAGTCCTGGGACGTGTCTGTAACCTCCGTGAAGTCTGGCTCCGTCCAAAACGGCGTCATATTGTCTCGTGTGCCGTCCCACCAGTAACGCAATACCATGAACGGCGGCAGGGCGGTTGTATCGAACGTAACAACATATCCGGCCTCGCTCTCTGCTGGAAACTCTACCCATTCTGACCCGCTCCATACTTCCTCAATCGTCAGTCGTGCCAGTTGGATGTCCGTGTTCTCCAATGCGAACACGAGGCCGCCCTCACGCGGTTTGACGTTGTAAATTAACGGCTCCGGATCCTGATACTCACGAACCGCCAGTGTATTGTCATAGTCTAACAGCCCACCCAACAACAGTAAAACGACGATCAGGAGTGCGCGTTTCATGCGTCCCATGCCTCCCTGAAATGCGCCATGGCGCGGCGATAGCGGCTCTTCGCCGCCTCTAGTGACACCCCCAGTTCCTGAGCAATATCTGCAAATGACAAACCATCAGTGAAACGTAATCTCAGCACCGTGTAATACTGCGGCTGGAGTTCATCTAATATCAGTCTCACATCCACAATGTGATCAGTAGTCTGATCCGGATGCAGCGCCTCCAACGCTTCCAGCCTCATTACCGTGGATTTCTGCACGCGGTAATAATCGGCGATCTTATACCGCAAAATTCCCGCCGTCCACGTAGCGAAAGACGCTCGACGATGCCATTGCGTCATCGCGCGCACTGCTGCTAAAAGCGTCTCTTGCACCACATCCTCGACGGCATCTGGAGGCAACCGCATCGCGGCTCGACGGACCAATCCAGGCCGCGCGTGCGTACACAACACGTCTAGATCATGGAACCTGGTAGAAGAGAAATCGGACATTGGTATAAATTCCTGAGATCGTAATAGGAACGGTATACGTAAACTGCATCCCGTCCATGATGATCGGCCCATCGAGCGACACTCCTGCTCCATGCGTCGTCAGCGTGATCCCCCCACGGGCGCGCACGCTAAACGTATTCTCTCCTGGAGAATCGTAATTTTCGGCGAGATCGTCCGCCCAAACGAAGCTTCCATTGTACAGCGCCCGGGCCTGACGCCCCAAGGCGATGCTATAATCTCCTGCCGCAGTCGTAGATCGCCCGCCGGCGACACTGTAATCTCCAGCCGCGGTGGAGAGATAGCCGCCGAGGTTAACGGCATAATTCCCACTGGCGTCAGGGCGGTACCCACCGAGCGCGGTCGCGTAATCGCCAGTCACCTGTCCTTCGTAACCGCCTAGCAAACTGGCATAGGTTGATGTCACCATCCCATTGTAGCCGTTGAGGATGCTGCTGTACTGTGCAGTTGGTCCGCTGATCGTATTAGAAACTCCATTACCCACGAACCCATAACCAGCTTGGCATGCTACCACCACGGCCGGTGTGATGGGACTATAGGACGTGATCATTTCCGTATACGTCACGACTGCGGCGTTCGCAATCAGATTCCCAAATCCTCCCAGAATCGAATTGTACGATGTGTGACAGGTCGCCTCGTTCGTCTCGTCATCCCATTCGCAATAGTGCGAGTTGTTTTTTGTTCCACTCCACTCAGCGTAATCGCTATAATTTGTGTACACCCCCGTGACCGTGGCCGTCATTGTGTCCGCAATGGTGTTGTAAAAACCGTTGCCGATGAGCGACATATAACCGCCCACCGCGTTGCTCTCCCCATTTATAATGGTCCCGTATGTACCTGGTCCACCACTTACTATATTGCGCGAAAACTCACGCGTGCTCCCATCGCGCACGTTACCAGTGCCCAGCACGTTCCATGCTCCATTGCCGATCAACCCGTATGAACTGAGCGTACTGATTTCGTTAAGATGTCCAGAGCTTAACGCACTGTATTGCCCCTGGGCGCGATTGTTCGTCCCGCCCATCACCGCGCCGCCGTTATTTGAGATATTACCTTGTCCGGCGCCAATAAATCCATAGCCCAGGTAAATTCGATTTGACACACCGCCGCCCAGGAACGCGTACCACGAATCGATCCTATTCCCGTTACCTCCGCCAATAGTAGAAAACGTCCCGTAATTGTAGTTTCTCAGCCCGGAGAGGACCCCACAGTAATCACCCGTGCATAAGTTAAAGGCCGATGTAGACGCTCCGTAACTGTTCGCCCCACCTCCGCCGACGACCGATCCCTGTCCGCTCGCGGCATTGCCGGAATACCCGGCGATGATATTGGGCGATGTCGTCGCGCCCGTGACACGCAATCCGCCGCTGGTTACCTGAATCGCTACGGTATCGTTCAGCGAGTCGCGCACGACGCCATCGCCGTACATATCGATGTCCTCGGTC